CTGAAGCGTAAACATGTATCCATTCGGAGACAATGGATTGATGTTTTCTGGTAGAGGGCATGAAAGAGTTTTTGTAGTCATACTATTATTTATATAAAAAAAGGGAGGCCGAAGCCTCCCCCAACAACCCTAGAGGGTTGACACCATCTCAATTACATGAGATTGGTAACAGCAACTCTACGATAGTAGATGTTGGCGCCAGCAGTTAAGCTGGTGAATGGGTTTGCAACCATGCCGTAACGGGTCTTGAAACCAATCTTTGGCTGGAAAGTTGCTGGGTCAATTGCACGTACTTTCTCTAGAGGAACGTATGGGCAATAGAAGAGACCAGCATCATATGCTGAGGAACCCTTGTAACCAACAAGGAAGAACTGGGTTGCGTTGGAAGCATTTGCGTTTGCAGCATATGGATCAACATATACTTTATACTTACCATTTAGAACACCAGCGTAGGTTGTTGAAGCATCGTCAACATTGAGGCTGTTGCTTAGAGCTGGAGCGTAGTCAAGAACACCTGCCATTGCGAGTGCGGAAGCAACGTCGCTTGAGCAGATGATGAAGTTACCGCGACCACGACGAGTTGTCTGAGCGATAGCATTTGCTTCACGCTCGATCTGGAACATCATACCCTTGAACTTCTCAACTGACCAACGACCGTTTGAATCAACGTCAAGGTCGAAAGTACCAGCAGCTGCAGTACCTGCTTGTGCACCAACTTTAGCAGCGGCATAAACTGTGCGAACAACTTCACGATTGATCTCGTTAAGGATCTCGCTTGAAAGAATGTTGCTTAGTTCGCCTTCAGCGTCAAGACCATGAACTGCTTTAAGGTCTTGTGCAAGCTCAACTGTATACTCAGCACGTAGAGCACGTGTCTTAGCAGTAACAGTTGTCTTTTCGATACTGAATGCCATTTGACCGAATGCAACAGTGTCACCTAATCCTTCAGCATTGGCTGTGGTGATACCGGTACCAGCTGTTTGTGAACCTAGTGTAGAACCATCAAGAGTAGCAGAGTGGGTTCCAGTACCAGAGAAAGCAGTATCAGCTTCATTGAATAGAGCTTCTGTACCACCTTGTGTTGAGTAACGGCTCTTCATTGCGAAGATAAGACCAGTTGGCTGAGTCATTGGCTGAACACCGCAAATGTCATAAGCGATCATTTGTGGAGCAGAGCGACGAACCATAGCGATAAGAACTGGGTCGTAACCTGCCATGTTAGCGTTAGTACCTGCACCACCAAGAGCAACACCAGTACCACCAAAGTTGGCAGGAATTGCTTCGTTAAGAGCTTGTGCACCTTCATGCATTGCACGCTCTTGATTTTCAAGAAGTTGTGCAGTTACAGATTTACGATAGTCATCTTTAAATGCTGGAGCTGCGGTAGACTCAAGAATAGGAGCCCACTTTTTTAATAGATCTGGACGTGTAGTCATTTTACTTTTTCCTTTGTGGATGTAATTTACTTAAGTGCTGCTAGATATTTTGCCATAACTGGATCAATAGTCTTGGCTTCTTCATCTAGTTGCACAGGATCATCGGTTACAACCGAACTTACGTTTGGAGTAGCCTTCTTACCAAAATAATTTTCTTTAATGGTTTGAAGCTTTGTCTTGAACGATTCAACATCTTCATATGCAAGTTCTTCAGCAAGGCCTTTGAACTTCTCTGCATCTGTATCTGCTAAATCTGCACAGAATTCTTCAATAGAAGAAGTGCGTTTCATCTCGTTAACTTGCTTTGAAAGTTCAACATTAGCAGCTAACTGTTCGTCAAGCTTAGACTTCATTACTTCAGCTTGTTCTTCTAGTTCACCAACTAAGTCATACTTTTCAGCAGGAACTTCGATGTAGTGTTCCATGAAGAGATTCTTCATGCCAGCGATAAAGCTTTCCATGATCTCAGTCTTCATACCGTTTTCAAGGGCAAGTTCATTATCTGTCATCCACTGCTCAACTACGTAGTTGAGATATCCATCAACCTTTTCAACGAGACCCTCTTTGATTTGCTCAACTTGTTCTGCAAGTTGAGTTTCAAACTGTTCCTCGATCTTAGCAATTTCTGCTTTGACACGAGTAACTACTGCTGCTTCAAAAATCGTAGCAGCTTTAGTTTTAAATTCTTCTGTTAGTTCTTCACCATTGATAAGAGCAGCGACGTCTGCAGAAACATCAACACTAATGTTATGTTCTTCTTTGAAGACTTCAGGATGATGTTCTTTTGCGTCTTCATTAGAATCATAATGTTTAGCCAAGTATTTACGAAGATTTTCTTTTGTTCCAGTGGCATGCGCAGTCTGCTTGTCTTCATTATGATGGTGAATGGCAACATTATGCTTCTTAGCATGTTCATCATTACCACCCATATGATCTATTTCTACAGTATGCATTTGTTCTGTAATCATAGTTTCTTCTTTCATTTCTTTTTTCGTG